TCCAATTGACAGATCGTACTGCTACTAAATTTATACTCATTATATGTAAGACTATTTCCACTCAGATCCGAAATCTAAGTTTGGCTGTATCTTATAAGACCCATCATCTTCAGGAGGTTCAACTCTTTCAACTACCTTTTTTACTTGGGGTTCCATTCTCTTCTTACTAGTATGATCCTTTAACATTTCAGGTCTATTTTCACGAACCCACTTAATATACCATGGTGCGACTTTGTTAACATGAGATGCTGTCATTCCAGCGTATTTTCCAGTTCTAAATACCATATTATTTTATTTTATAATTCCATCCAATTTGTATCTTCTGGTAAGATTGTCATAGTTCCACCGAGTTCCTTTGCTTTATTAATATAATTCTCTAGAACCGCAGTTGGAAAACTAGTTCCTGTACCATATGATCCTTTTCGGCATTCATAACAACTACCTGAATATCCATAGAATTTTACTGTAGATTCATCTTCCATGATTCTCTCAATTCCACTGTTCATCTTCCATGCGTCACCGTCTAAATAACCACCGGCCCATGATGCAAATACCTTATGGATCGTTTTTAAAAATGGATCTGTTGCTTTTGGGTTTTCTATTTTAACTACTACCCATTGTTCTGGTTTTGTCATGATTTTGTGGTTTTATAAATTAGATCATTTACGTTTTTTATTCCAGCTTTGATCTTTGTACATTTTTCATATAATTCACAATCAGCATATAATTCCATAATAGCTGTTGTAAACGATTCTCCATGATACATCATTATGGTATCATAATTCGCTGTCAATAAGTTAAGATATAAACTCTTAACCGTCGATTCGTTTATTTCAACAGGCTCATCAATACGATTTCTGATCTCTAACATCATGACTCTTATTATTGATAGGGTATTATCATCCATCTCATCTAATATATCTTCAAGTGTTATCATTTGTTTAATTTCTTAAATTTAAAAATTCGTTTATGTGTTTGAACATTAGACCTTGAAATGCTCTATCTTTAGTAGTCCATTCATATCTAAATTCATCAAAGTACATTGTATATTCAATCTCATCACCTTTAATACTCCCGTGATATCCATATCCTGTTTTGACTTCGGTCTTTGGCTTCCAATCTTTTTTAAGGTTTGTAATTAACTCATTGATCGTTAGTTCTTTAGTATGTTGCATATTATTTTATTGTAGGTTTTATATTCTTCAATAATGATATTATATCTAATGCCAGGTCAAATCCATCTGAGGACATAGATTCTAATTCTAGCACTTGTCCTTTGATATTGTCTATTAATTCAAGCTGGGCTTGTGTTGCAATTAATTTGTCATTGTCGGTTTTAAAAATCATCATAATTATTTGTGTCGTTTATCTATTTTATACCACATTCGTGTTGACCATGAACGATATCGGTTATTACTTTCATCTAATTCCCATATATGGCAATCATGCGGTCTTACTAAATATTTTACTAGTTGTTCCATAATTTATAATCTTTTATATTCTGGTTTAATAAGTCTCCAAATGGTATCTGAATAATCTTTGTTATCCAACATTTTAAATAATACAGCTGAATACTTATTCCATTGTACCGATTCTGCAAATTCCTTTCTATTAAGATTTTTGTTAATATTGAATCTTGCAATTGTTAGTTCTTCTATCAAACGGTATTCGGATTTTAGTTCGTTAATATACACATCAACCCCCTTAAAGAACTCATCCGGCACATCTTTCAACATTTCGTAAATATCATCACCCTTACTTAAACATTCCCATACCGATTTTGTAGAGATTTCAGTCATTATTTTATGTAACCTAAGATAATCCTCAAATTTGATTTTACATCTATCGCCATTTCCAAACTTAACCACAAATCCTTCTTTATTTTCCCAGTTCAATGTTTTTAAATGTTCATAGTTTTTAATAGTATGATATTTTTTAACGACATCATATCCATTTTCTCTGAAAGTATCTAATGAATACTCTTCACCAGAAATAGTTCCGATTCTACCTAATAGAACCAATCTATCTTCACCAATATAATCTACTACGATTCTATTTGCAGGATAAATGATTTCAAACATATAAGTTGAACCTTTATCAAAATGAGATTCTTGAAACTTCTCTTTAAACATTTCAGCACCTTTAATTGCTTGATCAGAAGCGAATGATCCTCTAGATGCAAATACCCATTGTCCATCATAATAGAATGCAATACCTAAAGATCCATCCATCTTTTCATAGACATCAAATTCTTTAGTTGGTGTATGTTGTGCTTCTTCAATATTAAAAAACTTTTGAAATGGTCTAGCAACTATGTTACCTTCATTATCTGTGACCAATCCTCTGCAATGTAAAGTGATACTATCCCATTTTTTCTCAAACTGAGTGGCTTGAGAATAATTCCAAATAGTTAATGGAAGTGTTGGATGGGTTTGTTTGATTAACCAACCTTGTTCGTAATATTCTTCTAATAGTACCATATGTATTTTTAAGTATAATGCTAATATAAACATTTATATTGACATAAAAAAACTTTTGAGTACTTATTTTCAAAAAACTTTTATAATAAACTAATATTGCCTTCCAACCGGCACCCAAACTCTATGGTTGGTACTTCTATGATAATGTTTGGTTCTGCTTATCATATTACTCTTTTTCACTATAGCTCTCGCAAGGCAATACTAATTTAAATATTCTTTATCTTTGGTAGTAATCAAATACCTCTTCTAATTGACTTTCGTCTTTAATAACTGAGGTCCACCAGCCACCTCCTGGTTTCTCAACGGTTTCTTCTTGATCTGCCCATTCTGTTTCAATAACATCTACAAAAAACGTCTTAGGTTTGAAAGGTAATTTAATAAACTGTCTACTTGCAAGTACGCTTCCGTCTTTTAATTTAACAGAATTACTTGTGAAAGTGCTGCCATTGTCTCCTCTAAATATAATTGCATCTAAATAATAAGGAGCTCCATTTTTACCGTCTTTAAATATAGATGATAATCTTTTATTTTGGTACATTGATGTTTTAGTACCGACATGGTCTGATACTTCACGCCATTCTGAATCAATACATGTGATATCACAAAGAGGTTCTTGTAAACATAATTTCTTAACAGCATCTGAAATTGCGCGAGCTGTGTATGGCGCAGAACCACCGCTCTGTCCACTTTCACCAAACTTATTTACTAATGCAAGTATCTCTTTTTCAAAAGGTATAATTAGTGCATCTTCTACTGTCTTTTTCAGAATTTTAAATTCTAATACTGCTTTTTTTACTGTGTTGCTAGTTGCCATGATTTAATTGTTTAAAGTTAATTGGTTTTCGTTAAATATATGTAATAATCCATATTCGTCCATTTCTGCAACTAATCTAACGTTACCTTCTTTCGTTTTAAATACAGATACTATTGTACATGGAAATTTATATCCTTTTTCTTTTGTGGCTTTGTCGCCTATTTTAAATTTACTCATTATTGGAGGATATTAATTTTAATTTGTTTGTTCTATTTAGTTTTTTGATAATGCTTTCTCGTTTTGATGCGGTTGATCTATCTGACAATGTTTCAGAATATACTAAAGTTACTGGTCGTCTTGATCTGGTATACTTTGCGCCTTTATTAGATTCGTTATGTTCTATTACTCTACGAATTTTGTCGACTGTGATTCCTGTATATAAAGAACCATCTGAACATTTAACTATATAGACGTACCAATCTTTCAATGTGATTCGTGAAATAAAGAATTCGCCGAAATCATAGATTCTTTGGTTGCTATTTGTAATGAATCTATTTGTGGATTTAGATCTTCAACATCTTCAAACTTTTCGATTGCAGTTTTTATAGCGCCTCGTCTGGTTTTAGCCCATACTGTATTCCAACCACCTTCTTTAAAAGAGAACAAATATTCTTTGTACAGGAACACATTTGGAGTCCTCTGGAGCTGCACTAAACCTGACTGATTAATCTTATTAAGAATATTAACGATTGTGTTGTATTGCTCCCCACGACCTACCAGCTCTTCAGAATATGAACTTAGTGCATCTTTGATTACCTGTTCTTCGGCTGGGTTTAAATTTATTTGCATAGAGTAACTTGTTTAATATTAAAAATCAGAAAATATACCTATTAGTTTTTCGAGTTCTTGTGGAACATTTCCCCATAAGTCAGTGGAAACATTAATAATTCTTGTCTTTGGATTTGATTTGTGCTTTTTGTCAGGATATCCTATAATAGACCATGATTTACTAGACTTTTTGGGCCAAGCAGCCATAGGCCAATATGAAAATGCACAATTGATATCACTGATGAAATTTACACGATTAATAATTGAACATCTAGGCGATAACATTTTCTTTTCGTCTAGTAATGCAATTGCTGAATCGAAATCACCTTCTATGAATTTGATATTACCATTTAATCTTGTAATGCAATCTTGTGTAGTTTTTGGATCATGTGCAAAATTACCAAGATGATATACTGTATCTTCTTGTTTTACAACTGTATTCCATTTTAAAATAAGATCATCTGTCATTTCATCGACATTTGTATATGGTCTTTTATATTTTTTAATGGCAGATGGTCTTCCCAATTGCATGTTAGATGTTACAAATATTTTCATATATTATGCTACTATAAATTTAATGTTATATTGATCCCATAACAGAGAAACGAATTCAGTTTCATTTACTCCACCTTGAGCGTTTTTAATTCTACTATCATCTGAATTGTCTACGAAAAGATATAGAACAAAATCATAATGTGTAGAGTATATCATAGATTGACCAACACCAGATCTAAGATCGCTGCCTGATTGTCCTCTTTTGAATTCAATGGCAACCTTAAGTCCATTCATTTCTACAATCATATCAGGTCGGTTTTGTGTACCCATAAATAAAATATGATGTACTGTTGTATTTACATTACCTTCCCATTTCAGATTCTTTTTAACGTACTCTTTGGCGATCTGTTTTTCTTTGCCATCGTTTTCTACTACATACTGTGTCAATGATTCGACAAGATGAGGGTAGATAAATTGCTTTATCTGATCCTCATTCTTGCGTTTATAATCAATTGTACCAAATATGTCATTGTGTGTTATTGACTCTGATATGAGATCAAGAAACTCAATACGTTTTTGGCTCTTATTTGCTCGATTCATTTGTTTCTGTTTCTAACTCAGGTGATACTGTCTCAACTTTCGTCATAGCATCTAACTTAGCATCAACTTCTGATAATTCAGTATGTAATTCATTAAGCTTAGTATTCATTGTGCTTAATTCTTGCATTGCTATACCTACTGATTCACCAACTTGTGTTAACATTGTGATAAATCTACGTGCGCTCTCAATTCCTGTTCCTTCAACATTAAGTAATGCTTGATAAAGCGCATTCAATTCATGTCCTCTTAAAGAAACGATTGCATCTTCATCAGATGTTACCATTCTAGCTTGTGATTTGAATTGATCATATAATGATACAACTACTGCAGCATTTTGTGTTTTCCAAGTATATCCTTTGTTAAGGTGTTCTTGTAAAGTTTTAATAGATTTTACATTATCAAATTTAATGTCGAATCTTTTTTCTGAAGCTTCAGTTTGCATAGCATCTATTTCTACTGCTAATTCTGATTGGCGTTTTGTTAATTTTGTACTCATAGTTAATTTATTTGTTATTGTTTATTATTTATCTTTGTTAAAAATCTCCGTTTTTTATTCTAATGTCGAAGTCTTCGAAATCTTTAAATTGTGCTTCGTCAGTTTGCATTCGTCTTTGTATCGTATCGTTTACATCAGCCCTGTAGTTTAGTCTTTCAATTCTAGTCATTCTATCTACATCTAAATAGATAACTGCACATTGAGCTCTGTATTCTTCAGGTAACATATCTAAACCATCTTTACTCATGATCATTACGTCAGCTTCATTGAAATCGGTTTCAGTTTGACCATAAAACCAACCATTGAATTCCATATACTCAATAAAATCATTTGCTTCTATTTTTGCTTTAAATTGTTCTTTAGTTACAAAATGATAATCGGTACCATCTACTTCGTTAGGCCTTGCCTTTCTACTAGTATGACTTACGCCGACCGTAAATCCTTTCTTTTCTAATTTCTGCTTTAAATAATCTTTTCCAGATGCTGCTTTTCCTACTAGTATTAATTTCATATTGTTTATATGGTCTAGTTTATAATTGTTTAAGTTAAAATATAAAATGTAAGATTTTATATAGTATTGTTTCGCTTTTTGTTTTCTTATATCCCCATAATTCAGATTCGTTCATGTTCTCCATCCATGTTCTACTAGGTTTTCCTAAGAATAATATGTCAAAATTATCTACAGTAAATCTCTTAACGTTTGTTCCGTTTGGTAATCTACATTCAAATGCTAATAAGCAACTAACAATATAATTCTTTCTAATTTGTAGAAGATTAAATCCCCAGCACCCATCGCCATCGTGCAAATAAATGTCTAATAGATTTATTTGTAAATTCCATTTTCTTGTTTTCCAAGATACTTTTTGTAGTAATCCCATTATTGTTCTAGTTTATAAAGGTCTTTTAGTAAAGATGAATATGTTCTTTCGCATGATTCAAAATGAAACACATCAACAAATGATGACATGTTATTGTATACTGACCATAAGTATTGTCCAAACCTCAAATCAGTTGAATTTCTTCCGTCACCATTTTCAGATGACCAATTTAAATATTCTTCGTTTAATATAGTGTACGTTAGTTGCATATAGTCTTATACAAAGAACCAACTAAAAGTTTCTTTAATTATACTAATTGATACTTCATGATATATGAACCATTTGATCCAAACAAATGGCCAAAATATAAAGTCCATTATTGACCAGAAAATACTTCCATGTATGTGATGTCCTATTACTGCGGTTGGTAGTGCAAATAAAATAGTTGGTAGTGAAAAGTTAAAATTCCACTTTGTGTTTTTAGTTTTTATCTTCATGTTTTTTACAATTACAAATTCCTAATTCATCCCAATCTCCGCAACATTCCGGTTTGGGTATTTTTTTATCTGGTGATGACTGATTCCACATTTCATCCCAAAAGATCATATCATCCGCCATTTTCTACGATATATGTAGTTTCTACTTCTGGATCTTCTATTACATGAACTATACGTGGTCTTGGTGCTCCATTAGCTTCTAAGATCTTACATGCTCTATTATATACAGTCTTTGGTATACAACCATTGATACCAGAACCTATGTCACCTGGTACATCTAAAATGCTTTCAATATACTTGTAAATAAAATCGTTTTCTTTCATATTACTCATCTTCAAATTCGTTAAGATCATCTAGTCTATTAATTTTAAAATAGATATCGTCTAATCGTTGCTTCTTCTTTTTTAGATGAAGTTTACGTTTACGATCTCCTGGATCATAATCTTCACGTGAATCTTTACTCTTTTTCATTAATTGGATAATTATACGGTGGTACACTACCATCAGTTGTCGTTTGACACCATATGTTTGGTGGATTTCCTGTTCCTGGCGGAAATGGAATATAAGGCATGTTTGGTGGTGGATATGAGAAATCTGGCATTGTGATTATTGGAACTATTACATTCTCATTAAGTAATAATACAGCTTCATTTGTATTTATATTACCGTCTTCATGTAGTTCTGTAATTCTATCGATACATCTCTCTTTCTTATTAAGAATGATATCAGCCCATTTAATTGTTATGTGACCTTGATCTAATAGCCTTTCTATGATTGATTCTCTGTTCATGATTTGTTAATTTAGTTATTATACAAACTTGGTTTCACTTTGTTTCAAAAAAAAGCACCGTATTTATTAGGTGCTTAATTCTTCTTTTTCAGGGATGTCTTTATTTCTTCTTTTTAGATTTACATAAATTAATTTGTTCTTCTACATTTTCAAAGTGCATTGTTATCTGATCTACTGCTTCACTTAATAGATCTCGTTGCTTATCATCAATATCATCTACTCTGTCAATTTCTTGATCAATTCTAATATCAAGAGCATGAGTACGATCTAATAATTCGATATGTACGTCTTCGAAATCTAATTTGAATAGATCAAGTTCGTTAGTTAATGCTTTAATTTTCATAATTGATCTAATTACATATACTACGGCATATGTTACTAATACTACTAATGATCCTAATGCGAATGCTGCTAATTGTTCCATGTTATATTGTTTTTGGTTCTGTTACTAATTCTAAAATATCGTCATTTACTTTATCAAACTCGTATTTACCTTTGATAAATTCGTTAAGGGCTTTACCCTGAGAATCAGCTGAATTGAATTTTTCAAAATCAACGGCTTCTACTTCTTTATAAAGATATGAAGCATGGTTGAAATGAACCATTAAAGTTTTGTGTTTGTAGCTGTATGATGCTGACGTAAGAGTAGAGCTATCATATTGAGATGTAGTTGATGTTATCATATGTTGTGTATTTAAACATTATACAATAACATCTTATTTTGTTTCAAGTTTATGAATTTCCACCACCAAAGCCATTTTCTTTTAGAGCATCTATTGATGATTGATCTAACGTCACTGTCATTTTTGATGGCATTTTAGCAGGTTCTGCGGCAGCTGTGTTTTTATCTTTGAGTGGATTCATTGCTGCACCAACTGATGATACTGCATCTTTAATACCTTCGAATGCTGAATTACTAGATGTATTACCTTCTTCTACACTGCCTTTAAATTCTTGTAACATGTCTGCTAATCGTTGCATTGCTGATTCTAATGATTCACCCATTGCTGATAGAATATCTCCTGGAGAACCGCCTTCAGATAGAACTGCTAATGCTTCAAACATCTTTCTACTCTCTGTTAATTTAGTAAGATCCAATGAATTAATAGCTCCTTGAATTTTAGGGAAGTTTTCTCCAGCCTTTCCATAAGTAGCTGCTAATGCATGTTGCATTTTCATTTGATTATAATAACCAACAGATGCATCTCCTGCGTCAACTCTACCAAATAATAAATTAGAGAATATGTCACCTGTTTCAGAATCCATTTTAGCATTTGCTATTGCAGGAATGGCGTTGCTCATTTTAGCGTATGTGTCACCTACTGCGATTGCAAGTTTCGTAGCATTAAATAAAGTATTAGCATCTGATGTTTCACCTACTGTTGTAAAACCTGCAACTAAATTTTGTAAATCATTTTTAATTTTCGTACTGTCTATATCTTTGAATGCTACTAATTCTTTAACAACAGAACTTAATTTTTTATAAGGTTCTGATATTAAACTGATTACTTCAATACCCTTTTCAAATGCAGTGGTTCCTTGCCACCAACTTGATGTTTTAGATTTACCACCACCAATTGCCGTAAATGTATCGGTAAGCGCTTCTATTAATAATTGAGTATTAGTACCTATTTTCTTTTTTAAAGCACCTGGTTTCATGTCACTTAGACTTGTCCATCCAGTTGCTTTACCATCAGCGTCGTATCCATCTGCAAATTTCATATCTGCCATATTTTGAACACCTTCTGCTAAATTCTTAAGCGGTAATCCTAATGCGTTAACTACTTTGGTTCCTTTTTCAAATGAGGTGGATCCTTGCCACCATTTAGAAGTTTTACCGGCGCCGATTTCAGCGAAGGTTCCACTCAGTGCTGTTACTATTAATTTAGTATTATCTGCAACTCTTTGTGCGTTTGCTGAAAGATTTGAAATTTTAGCATATTTTGTTGGTTTTCCTTCTTTATCCCATGCTATTGGGAAATTAAGATTTGCCATTGCTTGGAATCCTAAAGCTACGCCAGTAAGCGCTCCTCCCATTCCCATCACAGCTGAAATACCATCAGCTACTGGAGATGGTGTTCCACCTCCAAATACAGATTCCCATAGTGATTTTTTACCACCTGGAAATTCTGTTCCTATATCTCCAAATACTTTTGCTAAAACACGAGTGATCATAGCTGCGTTTGCAGCAACTCGTACTGGTGCGTCTGAATCCATTGATTCATATTTAGTAGGTTTACCGTCTTTATCGTATTCTACTGGGAATCTAAGATTGGCCATGTTTTGCATACCAACTGCTATATTGGTAAGAGCTGCGCCCATTCCCATTACAGCTTTAATACCATCAGCTACTGGATTACTACCGAATAAGAATCCTCCTTTGTGTTTATTACCTATTCTTGCAAATGTCTCTGATAATATACTTGTCATGAACATTACATTCACTGCTAATACATTAGTATCTATGCCTTCTGATAATTTTTGAAATTCGACTAAACCAATTGCTATAGAATTTAAAGCCTTTCCAACTAATATCATAGCTGCAGACCCTGCAATTACTAATGGAATTGTAAATGGATTAAGAGCAAATGAATCTCTCATAGATTCTATCATAACTTCTAAATATGTCTTTGGTCTTCCACCACCAATTCCCATAAAGCCTTCTGTTTCTTGTCCTGAAGGTGCAAATAAACCTGTACCTGTGAATAATTTTTTGAAATTAATAGATGCTAATGGAGTGATTCCTTTTCCAATAGCAAACAATGCACCACCGGCGATTGCCATTGCTGCTGAACCTGCTATTATAAATGGAGAAGCTAAACCGGCACCTGCCATGGCAAGACCTACTCCAACAACTATTGCACCCATCATACCAACATGTTCCCATGTTAAATCTTTAATTGCTGCACCGAAAACCGATACACCTAACCCTATTGGTAGTAAAGCAAGTCCGGCTACTGCCATTGCTGCTGAACCTAATACAATTGCTAGTGGTATTGGACCTATTCCTGCTACTCCAAATGCTACTGCTAAGCCACCTATAATTGCACCCATCATACCGATGTGTTTCCATTCTAAGTCTTTAACTGCCCAGCCCATTACTGCCACACCAATTCCTATTGCTATTAACGATATTGCTGCAAAGCCCATTGCTATTGCACCTTTTTTAATTTGTTTGTGTGCTAAACCTGCAACTGCCATTACTATTCCTATACCTGCAATAACTGCAAGTACTTTATACGATGTTAAAACATCATCTCCTGTCATATTACCTAAAACCATTTGCATGATCCAAATAGCTACAGAAAGTGCAACGATTGCTCCGGCTGCAAATATAAGAGCCTTAGCTCCTTTTCTAATTTGTTTACCAGCTAATCCAATAACACCGAATACTACTGCTATACCTGCCACAATTAACATGACTTTCGCTACTTCTTCAAAACCAATACTTCCTAATATAAGGTGAGATAATACTAATGCTATAGATACTGACAATATTGCTCCTGCAGCAAATATAAGTGCTAAGCCTGTTTTTTTCATTGATTTATCAACTTGCATCTTATCTAATAACCAGAACATTGCACCGATTGTTAATACAACCATCACTGCTGTTCCTAATCCTGCTAAAACATAAGATCCAATAAATCCTATCAACACAAGTGTTAAACTAAGTCCTAATAAACCAAGTGCTAGTGATTTTAATGCATTTCCAAGTTTTTTGATACCCTTTGGATCTAGTCCCATTTTATCTAGTACCATTAACATCAATCCGAATCCTAGTAATATTGCACCTGCTACTAATAATCCCTTTAATGCATAAGGTGCTAATAACGCAACTAATACTAAACTCACTGATAGTATCATTAAAGCTTTACCTACATCACCAAGTGCTGCAATGTTTTTTAATCCTTTCTTAGTTAATTTCTTAGTAGCCCACATTAGACCGTCTACCATTAATTTAATTAGTGGTACTGTTACTATCATTGCGAGTCCTGCAAGAATTAATAGCGGTAATGCTAATATCATTAATCCTGCAAACTTTAATATTGACCAACCTACATCACCAAGTGATAGAAGACCGTTAGTCAGCGCTTCCATTTTTATTTTAAGTTCTTCACCGTCTGGTGCACGATTCAATGAATCTACAATTATACCTAAACCAAGTCCAATAGGTTCTAATGCACCTGAAGTAATTCTAAGTACTAATGCTTCTTTAATAGAAAGTTTGCTGCTTCCACCTGAGGCCTTGCCGCCCTTTAGTGCTTTGACAAGTTCATCAATTTTTTTGTACAGGTCACCACCTACAGAAACCGATGTTGCTGTTTTCTGGGTATTAACTGTTATCTGTTCTAAGAATTTATTACCTGAACCCATTCTTTCGAATGCGCTGGCTAAAAATGGTGGTATTAGTGCTGCCAATTTATGTGTATATCTTTTTTAGTATAAAACAAACGCTACTAATGTAGCGTTTGTCTATGTACTCTTTATATATCTTTAGAATTTGGGCATCTTCATTGAAGGTGCACTCATCTGTGGGATCTTAGGCATCGAAGGCGTTTTGTACTTAGAGCTCATATCGCTCTGTTGCTGCGCCGACTGTTCTTCCTGATCCTTGTTCTGATTATTCTTCTCTTTAATGTATTCCGAAAGATTCTTTAAATAATACCAAAACTCGTAGTAGTACATATTTTCGATCTCTGACGGTTGCATTCTGAGATGTATACCCAGATAGAACTTAGTCTTAAAGTAATTCTCCAGCGAGATCTGAAATAATGAAAAGACTTTTGATGCCACCTGGGAAGTCAAGAGGGGCTTTCGCGATCTCCCCATCGAATTCCATTTCAAGTGTTGTTTCAACTCCAATTTTCATTTTTTCTGCTAGTCTATAGATAACCATGAATTTCTTTTCGTTCCATGCTTTATAGTCAACTTCTAAATTGAAAATTCTAGGTAAATTAAGTTGTCTCCAATCTGGCGTGATATACGGTAATATTTGTATAAATGCTTTATCGAATTCTATTTCTTTTTCCTGCCTGTCTTTTAAATACTTAGTTATTTCTTGCATTACACCAATTGAAGGTGGACGCATCATAACTTCACCAGCTGATCTAGTTTTAATAACATATGTTCTGTCTTTAGAACTATAGTAAGCTTCTATTTCAGTAGGGACTACTGTGGCAACTAAATATTTAGTTGCTAGTTCGATATCTACTGTTTTTTTAGTGTGTTCAGTTTTACCTTTAAGAATTAATTTATTCTCTGGTTCTGGAAAGGTAAGATCTCTAATAGTCAATAGAATTACAATTCTATCTTCTTCTAAAATATCCTTGTAAGATAATCTCTTATCGTTTGCAGTGATCTGAGTACACATCTCCACGATGTGATTCAATTTCTCTTCCATATCAATGTAGTTGTTCTCATCCATTGTAGAAAAGTGTCTAATTTCAGCAGCTCTCGCAGATCTGATTTTAATCACAGTATCACGTGGATAGAATTTACCCTTTGATGGCAGAGTTTCTTGATCAAGATTCATCCATCCTAAAAACTGGTCTGCAGACTTTTCAGGTCTTGCTTGTCCAAAGTTATCCATGTTGACTTTACCTAATCCATTAGAGTCTACTGTCTCTAGCATTTCTGCTGCGACCGTTTCAGTTGCTTGACTGTCAGTTGCCTTTGAGTTAATTTGATCTTTGGCTTCTAACATCGCTTTTGCAGCTTCTTCGTTTTTGTTTACTTTTTCGTTCATGTTATTATTTATTTAGATTTTTTAGCTTATTTTTAATAAAAGACTTCTGTTCGACGGCTTTGATACTTAATTCTCTTTTTATTAAATCTCGTATCCATGCGCTAACAGAAACTGGCCGGTTTTCAGTCTCCAACGCATCATTTAAAATACATCGATTAACTGCGGCCACTTCAATCTCGCTAAGAAGAACTTGAAGCTTTTTTGTTAATTTGTGGTTATTCATAATATTTTGGTATGTTAATAATATATTATATTTATTTTACAAAAAATAAGAAGGTTTCTTGCGAAGCCTTCTTATTAAGTTTAATTAGTTTACTTCTTCTGCATATACATCAGATCTCCATGTGATATCTAATGTTTGTACATCTCCTGATGAATAATCAAGTGAATCTGTAAATGAAAGTCCTGAAATAATGAAACAGTCATCTAAAGTGATTTTTCTGAAAATATCACCTTCTCTGTTAAATTGAACTATTACAATTGTTCCTACATAATTCTTCTTCAAGCCCATTTCACCAGTTTCTGGATTATATTGTGCTCTGTACCATTGACGTAATGTTTTATATAAGTACGCTTGGTTAGAATCATTTAAGTTCAATGAAAAGTTAATAGCTACATCTATCGAAGTATCATCTACTGTACCAGCGAATGATCTAGTAGCTTGTTTATACTTTTGAGTGATAGGTGAAATATCTTTATGCAATGCTGCTAATCCTCCAATAGTATTAACATGTTGCAATAATAGTTCTTGTCCAGCAACACCGTCTGGAGGTAAAATAGTTACCTCAAAAAGGTTAGCTTGTACAGGTTCGAAGTTCTTCCCTTTCTTTTGTGTTTGATCTTCTGAATAGTGTGGTAATGCCATAATTTGTATGTGTTTATTTTATATATCTTATTTTGTTATGCAAAGTTCCCAGTTGCTATTTCTCCTGTATTCAAGATAGTTACTCTCGATACTAAGATTTCAAGACCTTTAACTGGCTCAACAAAAGTATCTAAAATACCCATGTTGTGATCAATTACATCGTTAGTGTTGTTAGATCCATCCATGATGTTTCTATAATCGTATACACCTCCGTCTTTCTTAACTGATTCCATAAATGAATCTGCTAAAGTCTTAATCTCTAATCTAGTTTGAGCGTTATTGAACTCGAATAAATAGTTTTTCAAGATTTCTGCTAAACCATCTTCAATATAGATCATCGCTTCTCTTACGTGAGCAGAAGATAATGCTGATTGAATTGATTGTTGTGCAGTTTTATTACCTTTAATAGTTAAACCAACTCCTCTTTCGAATACGATTGGGTTAATACCAAATGGCTCTAAGTTATCTCTATCATTTTTATCAAATGCAAATTCTAAACCTTGTACACCTGTACCTCCTACAACACCTCTTCTTGGTCCTGCAATAATAGACCATGGTAATGCGTCTAAATATTTGTCGATATAGTTGTTAGATACGTATGCTGCTGGTGGAATTACTTTAGTTCTACCGTTTTCTGAGATATTAAGTCCTGGTGAATAGTAGAAACCGAAGTTTGCACCTTCATTAAGACTTGGTAATGTATAGATTGCAGTAGGGTTAAGTTCTAAGTTTCCACCTGTTGCTACTAATCTTGTATCAAATGCTCCTAAAGAATTTTTGAAAGAAGGATTAGTTGCTGCTTTAAATTCTTTCACCATAGGTGCATTAAGAATTGCAGAAGCATTTTGTCTTTCTTTACATAATTGAGTAATTTCTTCTTTATTAAGAATAGTACCTGATTCTAAAGAACCAAATGTATCAACTACATATCTGAATGTTATTGCATCTTTGTCTATTAACGTATTAGATAAACCATTACCTGGTTTCAATTGAGTTAATAATTGAGAAATTGACTTTGGCTGTTGAGTTGCCGCCGCTAATGGGAACATTGTATAAGTTGTTGTACTTTCCTCATATCTCTTAAGTGTATATGCTGGTCTTTCAACAAGTTGTCTATGACATTGGAATTCATAAATATTAGAAAGTGTATCGTCTGATACTGTCTTAATAATTCTTTTAATTCTAGCCAATTTACCGTCTTTTGCTGGTACATACATTCCTACTTTAACTGTCTTCCAATCAAATGTATCATTTGCTACTAGAGAAGATAATTTAAATATTGGTGATCCAGATTCATGTATGAAACCATAACCGCTTAATTGTGTAGGTAATATTACTGCTCTAGTATTTGGTGCAATTGTAGTAAATTCAAAACTTGTACTAGCTGTTCTTGCTTTTGCTGTAATTGATGTTGCTATTGGTGCTGCGTATGTTGAACTAAATGATCCTCCACCTGCGGCTACAATTCTTATAACGTTTCCGTTAGGTGACGAGTATTCTTCGTCTAATGTTGCGATAGCTATATAATCTACACCGTTTGATGCTAATAAGAAGTTACCTTGTACAACACCGTTTGCTGCGATTAATGCACCTGCGTTAATTCCGTTACCTGCAGGGCTTGCAATATGTATTTCTCCGTCAACAACAGTTACTGCTCCTGAATTAAAAGTACCTGCAGTAAGATCTGCAAATTCTTCATATACATTTGGTTTAATATTTGCTTCTGTTGTAATTCTAACATCTCCTGCATCTTGAGCAATTGAAGAAATCTTTGTAAATTCTCCTGCAACTGCTGCTCTTAAATATCCGTTGTCACTAATACCTGCTGTTAGTAAATCACCAATTGTTGCAGTTTTTAAAACTACTTCATTTGCAGAAACTTCTGTTATTTTATCAGTTGGAATAGCATTAGGTGTTGCATCTTGTTCAACTCTATGTGATAATACCTTGTAATCTTGATAGATGTTAAAGTCATTACCAACGAAATCGATAGAACCTAAAGCTTCTTCATTGATTGCACAGAATAAACCTGTTCTTCTTGCTTCCAAGTTAATTAAAGTCTCAATGTATAATTGACGACCTTCTTGATCTTGAAATTCAGGAATAACTGATCCAGAATATTGTGCTACTAAACTAACTTCTCTCAAAGCTGTAAAGCTAGCTAATTTAGATCTTTCTAAACCTTTTTCAGTAAAGAATGCACCGTATGTAGGGTCATTTTGTAATATAGAAGCATCGAAAGATCCTTTAAATACAAATACGTCTACCATGTAATCAGATACGTAATCTAAATCTTCAATACCTTCTGGTACGTTTCCTTCACCATACCATTCTCTTGCTGTCATTTCAAAACCTGCAGTATTAGCAGCTTGTCTTATGATAACTGTAATAGGTTCTTGTTTGATGTTCGCGAATGAAATTGCGTTGTCTGAAGTTGCAGAAATATTATTTGCTGCTGTTAATGTTTTTATATCAGATGGTACCCAAAATTTATCTGTATCAAACACTGTACTGTATTGAACCGATGCCGTTGTAGCTGCTAATCCTTCTTGTGAAGAGTTAGTTGCTGGCGATACCAATGCAATTCTGTCTGCTGCGTCTTTTACTGTTAAATTTAAAGCCAAGATCGGTCCTCTTGAAAGAGTTTCGATACATGATCTGTGGAAATACATACCTTTCTTTTCTAAAGATTTGTCGATACCACCGAATACTTGAGTGAATTGCTCAATATTTTCAATAAATACCGGAGTGTTATAAGGTCCTTTTTTAGAGGATCCTACAACTAATCTAATAGTTTCTGCTGGAATGTTTACCGTTTGTGATTTGTCAAACTCTAAGCGATATACGCCTGAGCTCTTGAACTGTAGTAATTGAGGACTTAGTGCCATAATTTTTCTATTTTTGTTTTTTTACTTTTATTATATATCTACTCTTATTTCGAAATTTATTTAGATCAGGTCATATATGTCATATTGTAAATCTCCATCGGATTTATTATCTTTATATAATACCATCTCCATCTTATCGTGAATGTCTGGATCTATAAAATCTAGAAGTTCTTCTACACAATCTGCATAATCAGTTGTGTTAAAAAACTCAGTAGAACTTATAACTGTCATGACTGCATCGTCATTTCCCATTTGAGCTCCATACCCGCCTCTTGGTAAACCACCAAAAAGACTTGCTTCGTTTATAGTCGTTTCATCTGTTATATTTATCCTATTTATTTTATACAGTTTTGAAAAATTCTGACAAAATATAGCTTTATTATCTGATTTAATTTTAAGTCCATGTTTTAAAGTCTTAGAATCATGTCTATGTCTAAACTTAACTACCATATCATCATCAAAATCATTTCTTTGCGGGAATACAGATCTTAAGTATTGGAATAATATAGACCCATATGTGTTGTATTCTACGATCATCTTAACATTCTCATTATAAAAGATATCACATGCTAAGATATAAAGTACTTTAGCAAAATCTTCAATGACATGTTCGTTGGACCTGAATATCCCTATCTGATTTAATTTAAAGAAATCATACATTGCACCTGGATTCAATTGTGCTTCTATTTCACCAACAGACATCGGTATTAATTCAAATATATTAATAACTGAATGATCTCCTCCGTTTCCTTCTGCAATATCTACAGAAAATACCCAGAATTTATCTTTATCTTGTACTGTTTCTATGTCGAATGTTGGATCAAATAATAAAAAACCATTTGTATCTATTCCTGTGTCATCAAATATTTCAAAATCATGGTGTACATATTTCTGTACTCGCTTTCGCATTTTCTTTAAATCAATAGGATCTAATAATAGATTAGAAGATGAAACGAATTCATTTCCGTACTGTCTATTAAATGCTTCTATAGAACCTAAATTTCCAAGTTCTCTTTCATACCATGCATCATCTCTGTCTGGATGTTCCCACCAGTCAATTCGCATTGGCTTATATTCGTTTTCGCCTCTATCTGCTGCCGCATATATTTGATAGAATTTATTAAATCCATTAGGCGTTGATGTTATTGTAATACGAGATACCTTAGATGCTGATAACGTTGGATAAACATTCTCATAGAACGCATCCACAATCGTTGGGTGAATATGTGCAAACTCATCAAGATATAGATTATGAATTGTAAAACCAATACCTGCTTTCGCTGTGGTAGCTTGTCCTACTAATCTACAACCATTATCACACTTAACATTCATTACATCATATTTAACGATACCTGGTTTCATAAAGAATGGAACGTTCTCAACTACAACTTTCGCCTTATCTATAATTTCTTTTGTTGAATCTGATTTATTGGCAAGTAGTAATGTGTTCTTATCTGTATTGAATATTAAGTACCATGCATTAAATATAGATGCGGTAACTGTTTTACCCATCTGACGTGATGCTAATACAATATTGAATCTTTCTTCTTGAAAGTTTCTCAACATTGTCTTTTGATATTCTCTAAGCTTTACTTGTTGAATACCATTATCAGTCATTACAACTGCGTATGTTTCTGCAAAATGGACAATGTCAGTAGCACACTTTGCTAACTCACTTATTTCTTCATCAGTATATTCAAATACTAGATTACCTTTTTTTAGGAATGTTTTACCCTCATAAAATGGCATAGCAACTTTAGGTCTAAAACCTTGATCCATTGCAACCATAAGATCGTCAACTTGTTTAGTAGACCAAACAATTTTGCCTGAATCTACATCGCTCTCGTCCTTTGGTATCCATTTATTATCACCGACGTATGAATCGTTTGCCATTTTATTCTTCTGTAATTTCTATGTCTTCTATGTCGCTTTCTTCAGTACTACTTTTAATACCCTTTTGAATTGCAGACATTAGATCCTTCGTACCTCTTTGTATATTCTTATCCTTTGTGTTTCCACCAGAACTTTCTATTTCTTTTACATCGTCTCTTTTTCTATAGATTTCTATATCACGAGCAATTCTTTTAGTAGATTCTTCTGAAGCCATTAAATACATTGTCTGCGATTTAATAATATCTAACATTGATTTTTGTAAAGTTGCAAGAACTTCAAACATTCTTGGTGCTAATTCACCATCGTCAATTGTTTGTAAAAGTGTAGTTAATGCTCTCTCGCCAGCTTGTAGTTGATAGATCAAAGACGACATAGTCATCTCATCCATTTCTTTTTTGGCTCTAATATATTCATCTCTTTCAATAATATCTGCATCGAGATAAAATTTCATAAGAGCTGTTATTGTTTTCTGTGCCTTTTTAGTTGCTGCTGATTTTAATTCAACATAACTAACACGAGGCACTGAATCTGTGCGTGGTTGTTTAATTGGAAGGTCGACTGGATCTGTTTCTACATCCATCATTCCTGTATTTCCTATCAAGTCATCTAACTCTTGGCGAATTTGATCCGCTTGTTCAGATATATTCTTTTTCTTTTCTTCGCTCATAAATTATTATTTATAGGTTATATATCAACCTATCTTGGATACGCTTATCTGTTTTGATTGTAGCGTCTCAGTTGGATCGAAGGTATTGCGTTATCTATAATAGTTGCAAGGTGATTATCTCTGACAATGTATTGTTGCAATATATTAAGTCTTTGTTCAGCTTCAATTGGTTTTGTAAACATTCTTATATTAGTCAGTTTTAATTGTCCTGGCATAAGAGCATATTGTTTACTAGTTGACCATCCATATGACGCTATAGATTTGGTTTCATCTAATATCTTCGTGATACTGTTCTGTGTTGTATTACTTGGTAATAAATTATTACCAGGCTCTAACTTAAATACAGTTGTTGATATTTTATTATATTTGTTATTTAAATTGAATACTAATCCATACCATGCATCTGAAGCAACTGGTGTATCATATGTAAATTGATGTACATCGTTGTTTATTTGAACAGACACTGCATCGTTGGATGTTGTTATCTTTAAACCTTTATCGTTAATTAAACCATCTAATATGGTTGCACTTGGATTTGTTACTGTTAAGTTAGGTTTAAACCATACTGTAACTGCTAAATTGGAATCTGCTGCCAATACTGATTTTCTTTTGTAAACTAACGCTTCTATTCCAATATCTTTAATACTACTAAGATCGTATGCATTTTTACTAACTATAGTCCATTTGTTTCTGATCTCAGTATCTAATATACTTAGGCCATTGTGAATTCTATCTCTAGTTCCATCACCAACCTCGGTGAATACTGTTTGATATTGTTCTGGCTTTGTAACTTTTGTATATTCTTCTTGTACTTGTTCTCCAAATACTTCATCTAAGCCTGTTACTAAATCTGTAAGAGCTGTCTCTGTTGTATCATCAGTATGTATTGTACTTGTTCTATCTTCGTACTTCTTAAGTAATACTCTCCAATATGTTGTTGTCAAATTAAATTCATCTGCAAATGATACGCCACTAACTTCATACATTCTATTATTAAGTGGAAAGTACAAGTAATCTCTCATTCTAGGTTGTTTTCCTGTACCGAAAGCTGCTTCAAATTGGGCTGATGTTATATGAATTTCAAAATCTTCGAAACCCATTCC